AGGAAGCACCATTTTCTAAAGAAAATCCTTCTTTTTGATAATTTCTAATTTCAGGTGTAATTTCAGTTACTGATACCCCACAAAATACACTGATTGGATGATTATAAATTAAAGATTTTGTTAAAGTACTTTCTTCTGTAGATCCAAAACTTTCAATTTGTATTGGATCATTATCCAAAGAATAAATTGCATCTGAAGATTTTAAACTAGATAAAACATTACACAATCTAAATTTAACAATATTATCTAAATTTTCATTATCATATGCATATACATAATGATCAGAAAATACTTTTGTTTTTTTGGAAATTGAAGCTGTTACTCCTGTGCAATTTAAAAATTGATTATTTGTTTTATCTGAATAAGATATTATTAAATTTTCTATTTGTAAAGTTCCAGTATTGCCAAATCCAATAGTTGAATTTACATTAATGGTATTTGCATTTATTTCAATATCTTCTACTACAAATGTCTTTGGAGTTGCTTTAAAGGTTCCTGAGATGCTTCCTTTTGGATTTAAGTTATTTGAATATCCAGAGAATAATTTTAATTTGTAAAAAGTTTCATTGCTATTATTGGTATATGATTGAATATCATAAATTGATCCATTTGCAGGTAACACTTCATAATTTGCAAATGCATCTTGATATAAAGTTTGACCCCTAGTATTGTAAGGATTACCTTCCATCAGTTCACATACAAAAGTTTCTGTTACTACCCACTTGTCATCTGATGGAGTAAAACAATAATCATCAGGTTTAATTATTTTTACTTCTTCACCATAAAGAACTCTGAATAAAATCTTAAATGCTTCATCTGTTCCTTTTGATTGATAAAAACTTTTTGCTTTACTTATAAAATTCTGAACATTGATTTTTGAATTAAATTCAATTTCCTCAAATCCTGGAGTGAATTGATATTTTGTTTTTCTAAAAAATTCTTGTAAGAATAAATTACTTAAATTATGTACAGTAGAAAGACCAGTATGGGAATTTGATTCAGTCTGTAAAAATGTTAAATATTCTGGATTATTATCTTCACTAAGAGAACTAATTGCACTGAATCCTCTTATACATCCAGTAAAAGAAGTTGTGGTGATTCCAGTGTAAGTAATAATTTCATCGTCAATTTTTAAAAGTCCATACTTATTTGGCCAACCATCAGTAGAAGTTACATAAATGGTATCGTCATAAAATTCTATATCAGAAGTTAACTTAGTAGATGCTATTAATTTTTTAGAATCAAATGAATCTATATTTTTATATGATACAAGATTTTCTGCAAGATCTGTGTTTCCACCTTGAAACTCTTGAGAGTAATAATATTGTGTTAAAAATTCTACAAAATTTGAATTCTCTGAATTTATAAATTCAGGAATCTGATTTTCTAAAATGTCTGTAATTTTAACTATATTTTTTTCCTGATTCATTTTAAATTCTTACCTTGTTTCCAGTGAAATAACTTGATTCAGGATTAAATTTGCTTCCAGAGCTATTTTCTCCAGATGCAACAATATCCTTTTCCATTGTAAAATTACTATTTCCAACATCTAATTTTAAGTAAATAGATTTTTTGGCAATAATATCATTTGAATATGGAGTTGCTTCAATTTCAATAATATTATTTGGTTTTGTAGTTGAAGTAACATTTATATTATCTATATTCAAATTTCCATTAATATAATCAATTGTTCCTATATTGCTAGAAACAGTTTTAATGGAAGATCTATCAAGATAAAATATAAAAAGTTTTCCAGTTTCCATAGAATTATTTGGAATATCTGATATAAAAACTTCATTCGCAATTCCTCGAATATAAAATCCACTAGATCTTATATTATATGCACCTTCAGCAGTTGAAATTGCAGTTTCTGTATGAAATCTATTTTCAAAACATATTAGATAATTTGTTGGAGAATTTAATATTACTCCTAAATTTCTTCTAATTTTAATTTTTGTAATATTTGATGTGATAGAATTGCTAGTAGCATCTATAACTCTAAGACATTTGCTATATTTAAATCTTCCTCCAAATTTGTTTAGTTCTGTTGAATTTGAAAAACTGTTCACAGAATCAATAATCTTGGTCTGAAGATCATTTACAGAACCAACAAAATTTGAGTTATAATAAACAGTAGAATCTAGTTCAACATAAACTACATTAATATCTACAAATTGTTGTTTGATTCCTGCTATTGTATATTTCTTTAATGATTGTAAAATATATTCTTTTGTTGCTTCTGATAGATAATCTGAATTTTTTGGTTTTGCTGCAATGAATACTCTTCCATATTGTGGAGGATCTAGATCCTCTCCACCATATGCAGTTACTGATTCTATATTTGGGTAAATAGATGGTATTAATGCTTCATAATCACTAGAAGTTACTGCTCTATATTGAGATGAATAAAGTCTTGGTGCATAATATCTAACAGACTCTATAGATTGAATATTATCTCCATTCTGTGATGCTGTATTAGCGATTATAGTTCCAACTTTACCACTTAAATTATTTCCTGTATTATTATCACCTAAGATGGTTCCAGAAAATGTAAAGTTAGAAGCACCATTACCATCTTTACCATTGGTGGTAATATATGTTGCAGTTATATAATTCAGATTTGATAATTTACTTCCAATTATTCCATCTCCAAAAAATATTTCATATTTTTCATCAGATATCTCTTGAGTTAAAAATATTTTAGAAATGGAAGATATTCCTACAATATTATCTACAGCAGAATATTCTTCTGCTGTACTATCATTTTTAGTATTTTTAACATTAACTCTAATTGTAGATGTATCAATATATGGATTTGGTAAAATATATTTTTGATTTGGTTGTGAAGTATCTACTGTAAAGCTCTTACTTAAAAATGATCCTTCATAAATGTCAACTTCACTAAAAATTGCTTCTCCATTTGATACTCCAACTGTAATATCTTCTGGAATTGAAAAAATATAACTTGTATTGTCTAAATTACCAGTACAAACTGTACCAGCCTTAAGTGTAACTGTTTGAACTGAAGTTGCAATATCAGTTAAGATGAAAGAAATATTTGCTTTTGCTGCACGTCTTGATAAAGGAACATATCCAATATTTCTTGCAAGAGATACTACATTTTCACGAATTGTAGCAGAATCTAAAAATGCCTCATTCGTCACCATATTGGTGTTATAGGCAGTTAGATATGTGTTATATGCAAGAACATCAATTAGAACTGAAAAATTAGAACCTTCAAAATCAAAGTCTGTAAAAGTTGAACTTGCTCTCAGGTAATCTTTAATAGATGTTCTAATCTGATCAAAATCTAGATTAGTAAACTGTATAAATGCCATTAGTATCTAGTTGGTTGTAATATGAAACTGATTGCCTGAGTTGGCACTGCTAAACCTACGATATCATAGACAATATAAACATTAAGTTCATTATCATCAGGAAATACATTTACTGTAACTTTTCTTGTAATGACTCTAGGTTCAAAATTAGAAATCAATATTCTAATTTCTTGTTCTATGGGATCTGCAATGCCACTATCAGCAAGTTCAAAAAAGTAATTTTCAACTTTTGATCCCAAAAGTGAGTTAAAAAATCTTTCGCCAACCTTTGTTCTGATTAAATTGACTACAGATCTTTTAATTGAATCTTCATTTTTAAGAACAGCAATGTCATTAGTCACAGGATGACGTAAAAACGATAAACTAATGTCCTTAAATCCCCTAGAAATGTTCTCTAATGCCACTTATTGTTCAAATTAGATACATTTATTTATTGAGGTTTGCCATAAGAAGGTTCAGTTCCATATTCCCAATCATCATAGTCACTATCATTTCGAATTTTCTCATGAAATTCTGTTTGTTCTTTTAAATGATGAGTTCCTTTAGGCATATCATCATGCATAATTTCCTGTAGAGTTCTTTTTTCCTCTAGTGCTCCATAATCAGTTGCAAGTTTAGTGGTTCCCCACATCTTATACATGTATTCTTTGTCTCTGTCTACTAGATTCTTAGCCATTTTTCTCCTAATTCAAAGTGAATTAGAACTTTTAAAGGGGTTTCTATCCCTATCTAGTACTATCTATGAAAGAGAAACGCTTGCGCTCTGTAAGAGATGCGTGAGAGCACAAAAAAAGGACCTACAAGGGTCCTCTGAGAATATTACCTACCTTGGCCTCTATACTTTTTAGTAGGTCCATTACGAGAGCTTCTAGAGTGCTTTGTGTTCTTAGATGTGCCCTGACGAGTATTCTTGGGCCTACTCTCAATTTTGTTGCCATTTAGGGAAGCTCTTTTTGCCATATTGTTTAGTTATCAGAAATACTTACACATTCTACCACAAGATCCTCTGGATTAGGAACCCCTGTCTTATAAAATTGATTGGCAAGTTCATCCATAATTTCAAAGGTATCATTTTCTGATATCTCTGTGTAAATTTTTCTACCTTCACAATAGATATTGTACAAGTCCATTAAATTAAATATAATCTGTGAGTTTTGAAAGTCTGGAATCAGTAGATCTTTCTAGCATATTTAGTTCATGTCTACCAGAATTATCAGATAAACCATCATCTGCAGCAAAAATCTGTGGAGATATTCCAATTGATTTGCCCCTTGGTTGAATATAATTCACAAAATATCTATCTAATTCCATAGGAAATGATTGTTGATAAACTTCTACAAGTTCTTGCATTAACTCTTTAGAAGGACTATATCCAAACAATCCCCAGAAATTATGTGCCCTGTAAATGTGCTCAGAGATGCATTCATTAACTAATGAATAATCCCACATAGAACAATCATCAGATAGGGGAATAAATCCTAGATACAATAATTCTGAATTATACAGAATACTTGTATCTAGTTTTTCCCAGATTTGATGAAGTTTAATGTTAATTCTACAATCATCTTCTACAATTAGAATTCTTTTATAATTATGTTTTAAAGCATCTTGATAAATTGAAAGATGAGAAATGGCACATCCCAAATAACTTGAATTTCTAAAATAAGGATTTTCTAATTTAGACCATAAATGATTTAAAATTGATCCATTTGTAGCACCAAATCTTTCATAGTGATGAATATCTACAAAAGAAAAACGTTTCTGTGAAACATTCATTCTTTCTTTCTGATGATGTAAATTTAAAATATAGATATTATCAAAAAATTCATTCATACTATCTTATTAGATAACTCTTGTTTTTTCATGTCCTACTCGTATTTGTGGGTGGCACCAAATTTCAAGGCCACATTTACGAATTGCATCAAGGCAAAATGATACATCTTCTCCGCACATATCCTGAACCTCTCCAGATTCAAAGACTTGCATCTGAGGAGCAAACCACGGATACTTCATTTCAGGATGCTCAAAAACTCCATGCTTAATCAGAACCCAACCAAAGCCTGTGTAATCCACAGTGAATGGTTTCTTTCTGTTGGAAATGGTGTCTACCATTTCATGATTCATTACGCCACCATTATTCTTGAAGTCATTTTCTTCCAACCAATGCGCAACTGATGTGGTACGTCCATCCTCTGTAGCATACCAACCACAAGCAATATCCTTGTCCATTTGTACCAGTGCCCAGAATGCATCAGTATTGAAAACAATATCTGAATCAATCCATAGCTGATAATCATAATTAAGTTTACCATCCCATGGAAGTTGATCTGGACCACGTAGTACATTTGCACCAAGACATTTGCAACGTGCAAAGTTTACCATGGAAGAATAATCCTGTGATATTTGAATGCTTGCACCAGCCTGCACTAAATCAAAACATAACTGAACAAAACTCTTCAAAAATGTATATGATACTCCACGTCCTGGAAGACAAAATACAATGCTCTTGCCACGAATTTTTTCTAAAACTTCTTCCCTATTAAACAGAGATTCTGAACCTTGTTCCTGTGCTTCTGGCTTTTTTGCCTTTACTGTAAATCCTTTTGCCATATAATTAATTCAAATAATTTTGCGATATAGTACCAATTCAATGATACTCCATTATTTATTTGTTGTCAATAACCTTCACTATCTCAAATTCTTTTAACTGAAATTTAGTAGAAAGACCTGCATGTATCATCTGAGAGATGTCTTGAAGAATTTTCTCAGCATGACTGAGAGATTTTCCTTCATAAAACACTCTGTCTTTTGCAATCACTTTATATTTCATTTTTTACCCCCAAAAAATTTTTTTATATAATGGGACCCAATTATATTTACAATTTCTCTCAGGCACAACAAATAATACTCAATCTCCTCCCTGGGACCAATCACAGTACCATACAGATTCTCATAGATAAACCCTATGGGGGATTTTTTATTGGGAAAAAAATTTTTTAAGAACATGAAATAATTCGCTTGTTTTCAAAGGTTTGTAGGTTAGGGTAGTTTGCTTTTTTTCGAACCGCATAACAAACCCCACAATAATTATAATTAACAATATAACTGTTAATTCACTATAGCATCAATCACATATATTGTCAATACTTATCACTTAACACTGTTTAATACTTATCACAGTGTATCACAGTGTTTATAATATACTAATATTGACTGTTTATAATATACTAATACTCACTGTTTATAATATACTAATACTCACTGTTTTTAACTATAAGATATTGACTGTTTATAATATACTAATACTCACTGTTTTTAACTGACAGATCCTGTGGAAAACTAGTTTTCCACAGGTAACTAATAGTTTTCCACAGGGTATATATACTTATTGACACTGAGAACACTAATAAACACTGGGGTTTCACTCATAATACACTGTTGCCTGTGGAAAACTATCACTATGCTGGGACTATATCTGCCCCCTGGGACTTGACAAATAAACTGTGCTGTGTTATAATGTGCAGGCCAAGATCACAATAAGGTTACACATTTACACACACATACACACATATAATACACTATAATTAAACTAGATAATACACTATAATCA